AAGAATATTGAGTCGGCAATCGCTTATGTCGGCGGTCGATGCGAGACACTTTTCTCTGGCGTTTATGTCAGAAAGAATGTGCCCGGTTTGATTGCGATACTAAGTATGAATGGATTAGCAACATAGGAGATTCAAAATGCCAATCAGAAAAAACACAAGAAGAATTGACCCTCGTTACTTTTTAAACGAGACAACATATAGAGATGAGATAGATGAAGGGGCGGAAAGCCTTTTGGGTGCCAGAGTAGTTGGCGGACAGGGCTTGGAAACTGCCAGAGGTGGAATGTTAGCAAAGCCCGGTAGCAGTATTGTAGTAGTTAAGGCTGATTCTGGCTTTGGCGGTCAACAAAAAGGAATGCTTCAAGTATATGTTTTGCCAAAGCCCATTGGATTTTATGCTGATCTTGATCAAGCTAAAAATGCCGGTGCAACTGGCGAGGCTTACTATGCAACTCCTGAAGCAATTGCTAGTCAAACAATGGATGACAATTCTAAGATTGGTAGTCAAGTTGGTGGCGGTGAAATAAACGTTAAAATTTAGTACCGCAACAAAGTATAAAGGATAGTGATATGAAAAAACTAATGGAAAATTGGAATCAATATATTGAAGAAGAAAATGAAATTTTTGATTCTAGCGGCGAACTTGTGGAGTCAAATGAAGAATATCAATTAGACGAAGCTATTATTTTGAGTGCTGCTGCATTAGCCATATTAGGAAAAGTTTTTGTTGTTTTATTTAAAGCACTCTCTGCGAAAAAAGAACTTGAAGATTTAAACAAGTCAGTGCAAGCATCTAAATTGCCTGACGGAGTAAAGGAAACTACCACTAAAACACTCGACCTGCTAAACACAGTAGAAAAAAATGCACCAGCTATTCAAAAGGCTGCTGACATTATGGGTGTCGGTGGCAATGTTAATCCTCTTAATTGGAAGCAAAATGCTCTTATTCTTGTGATTAAGAAAGCAGTTGAAAAATTAGGAGGCGACCAGTCCACGCCACCAGAAAAAGAAAAGCCTAAAAGTGAGCCCAAAGCTGCTAAGCCTGCTCCTAAAAAACCACAAAAATCTGTAAGATTACGTGGTCTTCCGAGTGATATTGACATAGAGGATCTATAAATGATTAATTTATTAAAGCAACTTTGGAATTTTTTAGTATCAAAAACATCACATGCTATTGAAGCAACACCTGTGCTCGTAGAAGACACAACAGAAGAAATTGATCTGCGTGCCCTATTTGTTCAAGTATGTACAAGCAAAGGTATGGGCGATAGACCATTAAGAGAATCAAATGCAGTAGAATTATTTCTCGAATGGTATGATGGAGAACCAACTCATGAAGCAATACTCGCATGCATACCTGAATTTATGAAGCATAACAACGTGGTCAACGCTAAGTTTCAGAGGTTCTTTGGATGAAAATTAGTAGATCAAATCTTAAACAAATAATCAAGGAAGAAGTTGAATTATTTAATTATGAACAAATAATGTTGCAGGAACAAAAGCGTATTGATAAATTACATAATCAAATGCGACAAGAAGTGTTATCTGAAGATTGGAAAAAAGAATTACCACATATTGGTCTTGATGTCCTTGGTCTAATTCCCGGCATTGGTGAAGCAGCAGATTTAACAAATGCTGCATTGTATGCCAGAAAAGGAGAACATCTAATGGCTGCTCTGTCAGTTATATCAATGATTCCTGCAGTTGGAGATGCGATCGGTAAAGGTGGCAAGATAGGAGTTTATCTTAGTAAGTTTGGCGCTAAGGGCGGAACTAAAGCAGGCACATATTTAGGAAAGTTACTTTCTAAACAAATGCCAAAAATAACTAAAACTCTCAATTCACTTAAATCAAATAAGCTGATTGGTAAATATGTTGATGACATGGCTAAAGCTGTCACAAAATATGTTGATGACGTTGGTACTGGAGTAGCAGATAATATTTTGCCTCAAGTTCAAAAAGCAGTTGGTGTAGCGCCAACTCAGACTGTTAGCAAAAATAAATATGTTGCGCTGGCACAGCAAGCTCAAGGCAAAACAATAGCACGTCAGAATAGACAGAAAATAGCGCAAGACTTATCTGGTGAAGAAGAATTAGATCAAGTCGCTGAAAGATCCCTGACTAAACCAGAAAAGAAAGAAAAAGAAAAAGTTGTTAAGGGCATGAAGAAATCTAAGAAAGATTTTAAACGTCGCTATGGTGACGATGCAGAATCAGTGATGTACGCAACTGCAACTAAAATAGCAAAAGAAAAAGGGTGAGGTGATCGTGCCTGCAAAAGCACAAGCATTTTTAGATACATGGTTAGCAAAACTTACGTCTCGAAAACTAATGGTGTGGTTGACGGCCACAGGACTTACCTTAGCTGGGCATGTAACTAGCGAAGACTGGGTGATTATTTCAGCAATCTATATCGGAGGTCAGACAGTTATTGATGGCATCGCTAGATTGCGAGGTTATAATGACTAAAAAGCTCATACTTGAATTTGCTCTAAAAAACTGGAAGACAATAACCATAGTGTTCTTGTGTCTTGCTTTGGCTTTGAAAAGTCGATATGATTACCACCTTATGCAAAAGGCATATCAGATTCAGTCGGATTCAGTCCAAGCTCAGATTGAAGGTTTAAAAGAGATTCACAAACAAGAAATACAAAAAAAGCAGTTACTAATGGAAAGTCATTTAGAATCTATTGCTGCTATTGAGCAAGAGTATGAAGATGCACGCAAAGAATTAGAAGAACTTAAATTAAGTAAAACAAAAGAGTATACTAGAAAATATAGAGATGATAAGCAACAGCTTATTAAAGATATAGAAAACAAATTCGGGGTCGAATATGTTCCTTAGTTTATTGTTGATGTTAACATCAACTGTTTATGCAACTGAGCCGCCAAAGTTTACAATACTTGAGTACAAAGCACCAGCACCCTTTGAGGGTGTTTTGTTTGACGAGAACGCAATGTCAAAGATTTTATCAGAGTATGATATTGCTCTTTACGCATGTGAAATAAGAACTGATTACCAACTTAAAATACTCCGAGAAGAGTATGAATACAAATTAGAAAATATTAAAATTGAACACGATTCCTTGACTAGAGAATACGATTTATTTATAATGCAAAAAGATAAAGAAATACAAGCCCTGTCTAGCTCTTTGAAAAAAACTTCACCACAATATAAATGGTTGTGGTTTATTGGGGGTGTTGCACTTGGTGGCGCTAGTTACTATGCAATCGACAGGGAACTATCAAAATGAAACACGCAAACTTACCACACCATTTTTATGTGTGGGTTAATAACTCTTACTTGGGACCGAATATGCCACAAGGCTATACCTACGCACTATGGCACGGTATACACTCTAGAGAGGGACAGATTCCAATGGCGCATGTGTTGTTAGAATCAGGTGCTCACTGGTCAGGTTTGCCTTTGCACGCAATGTCAGACTTTCACGGACCTGAGTCGTGGGAAGAAAAACCATATTTAGATTTATGCCCTTGGGCTGCTATGGGTCCAGATATCGAAGCTTATGGCGCAAAGTATCTTGAAGGTCTTGAAGTTGAATTATTTAGATTTGGTTGGAAAGGCAGACACACAGGTATTATGATTGATTGGACAAATGGTTTTGACCGTTATCCACAAGAGCATAAGCCTTTAAACCTTGTATCGCTTGATGATGGGCAGTTTGCACTACAGCCAAATAATTATTGTAGATTCAGAGATGATCATCTTGTTAATAAAGAAAAATTCAAAGAAACTAAAAATTACCGACGTGGTGAAGACGTTTGGTGGGGTGTATGAGCGAAAAAGATTTTGATAAAATAGCATCTATTGAGAAAGCGATTAAAGAAAAGTATGGTGAAGAAGCAATTGCTAATCCGCATGCTGGTTGGGACGAACAGAAAGAAAAATTATATCTTAGCCAGATGAAAGAAATGTACGACAAGATTAAAAGAAATGAAGAGTACGTTGAGAAAATTGATATAAATGGTATAAAGGTTTCAAAAAAACTACTTAATAGAGAACATTTACGTTCTTGCCCGGTTTGTTCTTCTTTCCCAAGCAGTGTTAAAGATGATGTTTGTATAACAAAATTTAAATGTTGTCACAAATGTTATATTCAATACGTTGACGGAAGAGAAGAAAGATGGGAGCAAGGATGGCGACCACAAATTAAAAAAGGATAATTATAATGGCTACAGTTTACGAAATCGTTCAGGGCTTGTCACAAGCAGCAGCTAACGCTTATGATGGTGCTCTTGATGAAAATGGAGAACCACTCTTGGTTGGTTTACAAAGAGAGGATGGAGATCCTATTTTGGACAAAAGAGTTATGGATGGGTTTAACGTCCGATTTAGTGGAAACATGATGACTCTTTCATACATGTCTGAGGTGCAATTAAAAGAAGTTTACGCTAACGGTTTTGAAACAAGAGTTGAAGAACAGATTGCTGAAATTGCTGCTTTTCTTAAAAAAGAATATCGTAAGATTCGTGGCGAATCAGTTACTCTCACTAAAGAAGGTGAGTTGGATGTGCGCGTCGAAAACTCTACTAGAGTGCGTTCATGGGTAACAGCCGTTTGCAATTACAGAGTTGGTGGTCTCAATGAAGATATGGCAGTAGCCGCCGAAGCGGATACTAAACCTGAAGATAGTTTTAGAAAGTTTATTGATCAAGGCGGCTGGACTGGTGATGGTGGAAAGCGTCCACAAAACGATACTAGAAAAAAGGAATCGTAAAATGAAAATCACGGAAGATCAATTAAAACGTATTATAATTGAAGAATACATCAAAGAAGAAAACTTAGATGAATACAGTGATGAGGCTGAAAAGCTGATTAAGAAAATGGTTGGCGACAAAGAGTACGCGCGTCGGAGATCATTAGAAAATCCTAAAAAAGCTGGACCATCTGACACCGCACCAATGGAAAAGCCACATTCTGATTCAGATGATGATGTTATGATGTCCGGTAATATCGAGGATGCAATTTATGATATGATCAAGGGTGCTGATGCTGGTGAAGTAGCAGAAATATTTAATGCTGTGTTTTCACGTTTTGAGCCTGAAGCGGCCGAAGAAATTATGACTTCCTTATATGGTGGCAAAGAAATGGATGCAAGACAGCAACAAGGTAGACAAGTTGGGTTTAAGCTTGAAGAACTCAAATTATTAATTAAAAAAGTTTTAGCTGAGAGTGTATGAGCTTTGAACTCACCAAAAAACAAAAAGTTCAAGAAATCTTAAAGTGCGGAGCAGACCCCGCTTACTTCTTAAGAAACTATGCCCGTATATCTCACCCGATGCACGGGCTTATACTTTTTAATACTTATGACTTTCAGGACGTATTGCTGAATGATTTTAATGATCATAGGTTTAATGTAATTTTAAAAGCAAGACAGTTGGGTATTTCAACGATTACAGCCGGGTATATTTCTTGGTTAATGCTGTTCCACAAAGACAAGTCTATTCTTGTTATGGCAACAAAGTTTGCCACAGCAGGAAACCTTGTAAAGAAAGTCAAAAGTATTATGAAGAACCTCCCAGAGTGGATTCGTATTGCTACTATCTCGGTTGACAACAGAACATCTTTTGAGTTGTCAAATGGCTCAACAATTAAGGCAGCGTCTACATCTGGGGATGCTGGTCGTTCTGAAGCACTGTCACTGTTGGTGCTTGATGAGGCTGCACATATTGAGGGCTTAGAAGACTTGTGGACTGGTCTGTATCCTACACTGTCTACTGGTGGTCGCTGTATCGCACTTTCTACTCCGAACGGTGTTGGTAATTGGTTTCATAAAACATGTGCCGATGCAGAATCAGGAGCAAATAATTTTAATCTAACAACTCTATCGTGGGATGTGCATCCTGATAGAGATGAAGAGTGGTATAAAAAAGAAACTAAAAATATGTCCAAACGCCAGATCGCGCAAGAGTTGGAATGCAACTTCAACACATCTGGGGAAACTGTGATTGATCCTGACTGTATGGAGTGGCTTTTATCAAATGTGCGTGAACCAAAATACAGGACAGGGTTTGATAGAAATATTTGGATGTGGGAAGAGTATGATCCATCTTGCAATTATCTAATGGTAGCTGATGTTGCAAGAGGTGACGGTGCTGATTATTCTACATTTCACATTATAAAACTTGAGACGCTAGAAGCTGTAGTAGAATATCAAGGTAAACCAACTCTTGATATGTATGCTAATGTACTTAATCAAGTCGGTAGAGAGTTTGGAGAGTGTTTATTAGTTGTCGAAAACAATAATGTTGGATACTCAGTGCTAGATAAACTTTTAGAAATGGAATACCCTAATTTGTATCATTCGATAAAGTCAACTCATGAATATATCGATCAGTATATGGCTGAAAGTATGAATTCTGCAGTGCCCGGTTTTACCACTTCTATGAAAACTAGACCTCTTATCATAGCTAAATTAGAAGAGTTTATCAGGAATAAACTAATTACGGTATATTCATCTCGCACTATAAGTGAAATGAAGACCTTTATTTGGAGGAACGGTAAACCACAAGCAATGAAAGGTTACCATGATGATTTAATTATGGCGTTGGCAATTGCTTGCTGGGTTCGAGACACAGCACTTCAAGCTAGTGCTAGAGATTTAAATTATAAAGAAGCTTTTGCCAAAGCAGTTTACACCACAAAAACTATTATGAATACACAAATTAAAGGTCAACATGGCTACAAAGAAAAAGAAATATTTGATAAAATTAGTGAAGCAAAAAGTTTATACGAACAATACAAATGGATTATAAAGTGAGAATATAAATGGCAGATAATAAGAAAAAAGGCAGAAACCCAGCTAATCAACAATCTGAGTTGTTCAAAGCGCTTACTAGATTGTTCTCTGGACCAATAATCAACTACAGGTCGCAGTCTGGTACAAAAATTAGAAGACAACATTTAGATAAGTATTCTTCACGCTTTCGTACCGCCTCTGGTCAACAGTTCAAGAAAGCACTGTCATCGCCACTCGATAATATTGCATATAACGCTATGCAAAGTCAGCGGCGTGTTGAGCGATATGTGGACTTTGATCAGATGGAGTATATGCCAGAAATTGCGTCGGCGCTTGATATATATGCTGATGAAATGACAACATACTCTGAATTAAGACCTATGCTTAATGTTAAATGTTCAAATGAGGAAATCAAAGCTGTATTGCAAAATCTGTATTCAAAGGTTCTTAACTTAGAGCACAACCTTTTTTCTTGGGCACGGACAATGTGTAAATACGGAGATTTTTTCTTGTACTTAGATATTGATGATAACTTCGGTATTCAGTCTGTTATTTCTATTCCCATTGGAGAAGTCGAAAGACTTGAAGGGCAAGATTCTACGAATCCAAATTACATACAATACCAATGGAACTCAGCCGGTATGACATTTGAAAACTGGCAGATTGCACATTTTAGAGTTCTTGGTAATGATAAACATGCTCCATACGGTACATCTGTTTTAGATCCTGCTCGTCGTATTTTTAGACAGCTTACGCTTGTTGAAGATGCTATGATGGCTTATCGAGTTATTCGTTCATCTGAGAGAAGATTATTTAAGATCGACGTTGGTGGCATTCCGCCAAATGATATTGAACAATACATGGAAAAGATTGTCACACAATTAAAAAGACATACCGTGATTGATCAACAAACTGGTCGAGTTGATTTGCGCTATAACCCAATGAGCATTGAAGAAGATTACTTTATTCCAGTCCGACCGGGCTCTGTTACTGATGTTACAAACTTAGCTGGTGGTCAAAATACAACTGCTGTTGAGGATGTTAAGTATCTTAGAGATAAGTTATTCTCCGCTCTTAAAATTCCACAGCCATACTTAGCAATGGGCGAAGGTGCGGCCGAAGATAAAACAACACTCGCTCAAAAAGATATTCGTTTTGCAAGAACAATCCAGAGACTTCAAAGAATCCTTACCGCAGAGTTAGAAAAGATTGGCATTATCCACTTGTACACTCTCGGCTTTCGTGGTGACGATCTTCTTTCGTTTGCTCTTAGCCTTAACAATCCATCAAAGATTGCAGAGCTTCAAGAAATTGAATTTTGGAAATCCAAGTTTGATATTGCTGCATCAGCTACCGAGGGTTACTTCTCTCGACGCTGGGTTGGTGAGCATATCTTTGGTATGTCTAACGAAGAGTTTGTTCGTAATCAAAGAGAAATTTACTATGATCGCAAATACGATGCGTCACTTCAACAAGTTGCTGAAGCCGCCGCAGCCGGCGGTGACGCCGGTGGCTTGGGTGGTGATGCTGGTGGCTTAGGCGGTGATGCGCTTGGTGGAGACCTTGGCGGCGATGCAGGCGCTGATGCTTTAGGTGGTGATCTTGGCGGTGATACACCAGCAGAAATACCTGCTGCTGATGCAGGCGCTGATGCTGCAGATGATTCAGCACTTCTTGCTGTGCCGCCCGGCTCTCGAAATGATAAAGTTAGAGAATATGAAAAAAGCACCTACATTGCAAAAGATGGCACAAATGACAAGAGAGACATGGGCGCCCGAACTCGCTCTACACATGCTTTATATAACAGAGAAAAAGGCGGTAGAGCCAATAGAGCAAAGTTCCCCGGCGCACGTGACCTTGCTACGTCACCAATTCCAAGTATAGCAAAAGGTATTTATGAAGAAGAAGAACCTATTTATAAATTGAAAGAGACTAATGAAGAACAAAAACTTTTTCAAGTTAACGAATCATTAGATCATTTAATCAAAAGTTTAGAAGACAAAAAAGATATCATAACGGAGCAAAATGATGAAAACTAAATATAACAAAAAAAGAAATACTGCTTTTGTTTATGAGGCGTTGATTAGAGAAGGAACGTCTGCAATTTTACAAGGTGACCATGATAGAAAAAACACCGTTGTTAAATTGATTAAAAAACATTTTGCACCTGATTCCATTCTATATAAAGATTTACAGTGTTACCAATCACTTTGCGAGTCTCAAGGCTTAGATATAGAAATTTGTGAAAAAATTATGAAAGAAGCAAAATTAGGACATCGTGTTTTAGATCCACATGGTTTATTTATAAGCCAAACAGATTTAATTAAAGATGTAAATAAAGAATTGGAACCAGCAGTGTTTAATAATTTTGTTCCAAATTATAAATCATTAGCTAACATTCATAAGATGTTTAACTCTATGAGTAGTCCTAAAGAGTCTGTAATTTTGGAACAAGCAGTTCTTAAGCAAATGTCTGCTTCCACAAATTCAACAAATGATTTTGATGTTGACAATTTAGTTGTTGAAGAGTTTGTTAAGAAATTTAACAGTAAGTATGACAGTGTTCTTTTAGAGGAGCAAAAACAATTACTTAGCTTATACATCAGTTCCTTTGTTGACAACGCTTTAGAATTTAAAATGTTTTTAAATGAAGAATTAACACGTTTGAAAACTGAGCTTGCGAACTCTAAAGACAGTGAGGATGTTTCTGCTGACGAAGAGATGATTAGTAAAACAAATACAATTATAGAAAAATTAGAAACCTTGTCAAAAGGCGAAGCAGATACAAGCATGCTGCTTACCGTTTTAAAGGTACAAGAGCTTGTAAAGGAACTTAATTAAAATGCCCGTCGTTATTCGTGTTGGTAAAAAAGCTAATGAAAAGAAAGTTAGACTTGAGCTTAATGCTCGTCAGGCACTTAATGGCGACGTTATGATTTTTGATCATGGTGATATTGATATTGTTTTATCACCATCAACTAAAAAAGTAGTAGCATTCCCAAAAGAAACATTATCAGATTTAGTATATGGTGCTCAAAATAGATTAATGACTGTGCTCATGAAAAAAGGAATTATCAAAGCCGAAAGTATTCAAGCTGGCTCTTACTTCGGAGCGCTTGAAGGTCAGATACTTGAATCGACAAACCCTGATATAAATGGCGCAAAACTTGCTTTAATCAACATATCACAGTTTATTGAGGAAGAAAGACCATACTTTGAAAACACTGAAGCAATTATATCCAAGTCTGAAAAAGAACTAGTGCATCCTGATAAGGAAGACTCTACTGAACTTGGTGAAGTTCCACAAGCAACTGAAAAGGGCTCACTTAGGCATACATATGTTAAGGATCCTTACGCACTGAATTACATGTATACAATTTGAGGAATTAATGGAACTATTAACATTTATACTGTGTGCCTACGGGTTAACACAAATTATTGTTTACGGAAAGATTTTTAAAGATATTAGACCAACCGAAGGTAGACTTGGAGAACTATTCAGATGTCCAATGTGTATGGGATTCCATGTGGGCTGGTTTTTAATGTTACTTTCTCCGTTTACAGAACTATTTAATTTTGATGTAACTGTAGCCAATTTTTTAATCTTAGGTTGGCTATCGTCGGGAACATCATATGTTATTAACATGATTTTTGGAGATGAAGGAATTAAACATGAACACAAACAATCAAACCCAGACTCTTGTCACTTGGACAAACAAGTGGATGTTGCAGCCAGTGAGACGTTGCTGTAAAGGGTCTTAGCTATGAATATTACTGAAAAAGAATTAAAGTCAATTATTGCCGAGGAGATTCAATCTATGGTTGAAGACGGTGTTATTGATGAGGGTTTTTTAGATCGTCTCAAAGCCCGAACTAAAGGAATTGGCTCAGGTCTTGCAGGTGCAGCATTGTCAGCAGTCGGTGCTAAAGGTGCTGGTGCTGAATTAGCAAGAGTTAGAAAAGCCAAGCAAGCTACTTCTATCTTACAATCGTATGCTAAAAAAGTTGCAGGTGTACTTCAAGGTATTGAGAAAGATATTTTAAAATTAGAAATTGATCCTCAAGATCCAATGCTTTTACCAATTAAAAAAGCCTTGCGAGCTTTGCGATCAGCAAATACAACCATGGGAAGCCAAACAGATAAGCAATTAATGGCGCAAGATCAACAACAAGCTACAGCTACGGCTGCTACTACTGGTGCACGACCAGCCCCAGCGGCCGCGGAGTAAAATCATGTCAAAAAAATTACTTAGAGAATATTATGCATTATGCGAAGGAGGTGTCTGCCAAGATCTTCTTACTGAAGAAGAAAAGAAATTTGTATCTGATGGTGGAATGATTCTTTCTGGTATTATGCAAATGTCTGAAACTCAAAATGGAAATGGTAGAGTTTACCCACACAAAACTTTAGTTCGCGAAGTTGAAAATTATAAAAAAGTTGTAAAAGAACGCAGAGCCCTTGGAGAACTTGATCACCCTGACGATTCTGTAATTAACTTAAAAAATTGCTCTCACATGGTTACATCTGTGTGGATGGAAGAAAACAAAGTTATGGGCAAGATTAAAGTATTGGAAACTCCATCTGGCAAAATTCTTAAAGAATTGGTCAATGGTGGGGCTACTGTTGGGGTGTCCTCTAGAGGCATGGGCTCTGTAAAAGAAGCGGGCGGTCGTACAATAGTAGAAGACGATTTTCAATTGATTTGTTTTGATATGGTTTCTGAACCATCTACACCCGGTGCATTTATGATGCGCGAAGCAAAAGAATTTAACAATGATGTTTTCACAAAGGCTGATAAAATCAATCGGCTTTTAAACGAGGTTTTAAGTGAAGAAGAGTGATTTAAAAGAAATGATCAAGCCTCTTGTAAAAGAGTGCATACACGAAGTCCTTTTGGAAGAAGGACTTTTGTCAAATGTGGTGTCAGAGGTAGCCAAAGGCTTACAGACGGCGCCTCTTATTAAAGAAGAAAAGACAGTCAAACAAGCTACACCACCACCCAAAAGCAAAAACTATAATTCAGAACGGAAGAAATTAATGGATGCTTTAGGAAAAGATGCATACAATGGTGTTAATCTGTTTGAGGGCACCACTCCTGCTCCCGCAGACTCGCCAGCAGGGTCAGTAGACCTTGGAGATCCAAACGACGCTGGAGTGGATATAAGCTCGATTATGGAGCATTCAAGTAAAATTTGGAATTCAATGAAGTAGGATATAATGAGAAAAAAGAAACCAGCACATGTATCTGTAACTCTTAGAGAGTGCAGAGGTAATCAAGAAGTAATGATTAGAAGGTTTATCAAAAAAACCAAAAAAGCAAAGATTATTGAAAAAGTTAGAGAGGGTCGTTATTATACGAAACCCTCCGATCAAAAACGATTAGACAAAAAGAAAGCTGATCGCAGACGCAAGAGAGATGAACTCAAAAAACAAAGAGCGTTAGAAAAACGCACGAGAAAAAATAGATGACTATTTATTATTGTAAACAT